CTGTCTTCTTGTGTGCATGTTTGCGAGTCCGTTTGCGGGTTGGTCTCATATATAATAGGCTCATTTTTTATATTTTTCTGTAAAATTTTATTGTCTACCTGTAAAATTTTATTATCAGGCCTCTTTTTCACACCTTTCTCTCTAAACTTGTCTTGACGAATGTTGATCGATGGGGTTGCTACTGATCGAGTGCGTTTAGGTTTAAATTCGTCTGATGTTGACGTCGATGTCTTTATAACATTAAAGCAATCTTCAATCCGAATGATGCTCGGCTTCTCTCCACGAACTAAGAACTGTTTTGTTATTTCATCCGCTGATTGTGGTTCATTAGTCACCATGTTTGGATCTTCGTCACTTTCTTCCAATATAGTATCTAGTTGTTCAGACATGACTTCTTTAATGTCTTCGAGTTTAAAGTGGTCAATGAGTATTGTGGCATAATTCATGAATGCATTCTTAATTGCATGTTGTTTATTGTCGAACACGTTTTTGGACAGTTCTTTTGTTGCTTGATAAATGCGTTTCCTGTAAAACTCCAGGTCTTCTCTCATTTCAGCCATTAAATCAGGTTGTTCCTCTTTAATGGCTATGTATTTTTGGTTAACTAATCCCCAATCATGTTTGTTCATGCTCTTAATATATAGTTGAATTACTTCTTTTTGGAGTAAAGACCGAGATTTCTTACTTGTTGTCTTGTGTGATTCTCAAATGTATCCATGCCAAGTCCATATTCATTCGCGTCAAATGGTGCAAACTTTGGCGTTTCAAAGAGTCTCGGGTATGGTTGTGCTGTTGTTATGTCTGATGCCGGTTGTTCTATAAGTGGAAACTGTTGGCGGTGAGCATTAATGATTTCTTGCTGGATGTTGTAGTCATAGAGGTCACTAGTTGATGATGGAATGTATTTCGACTGAGCAGCAGGTTGATCTGCGGCGAATAGGTTTCGCATACGTGACTCATTGTCAACTGATGTCATGTAACCAGACCAAGGGGCATTAGTGCCAGGGTTAAACTGATTGGCCATGTTGTAGTTGGGATTCTTCTTAATTTGTGTATCGGATGGCATGTGATTGTCGACCATTGGGAAGAGACATTGGCGGGTCGGCGTTGACCTAGGAGAGAAGTGTGTCTGTAACTCTTCACTAGGGAAGTTTCGCTGGTACATGCGGTCGTTCAACTGTTGCAACCGTTCATGGTTGAAGGTGGCGGCTCCTCTGACTACTCCGTGTAACATTTATGTATATACTTCACAAAAAATCCTTACGATGAACGGGATTTTGGGGATTTTCTCTGTGACCAAGCACCACTCTGGCCGGAAAAATGTCCAGACTTGTCCGCTTACTGACCATCGGGTGGGGTCGGACAAATGGGACAAAAATTAGCCCCGATTAGGCTAATGGCGGCTAATGTCCATCCCCAGACTGAAAACATTTATGGTCTAAACCTGATTTTCGGTCCAAAAAAGTTGTGACTGGGTTGGTCATAAATTGAAAAATACATGTTTTTTCGGGAAGAAGAACGGGAAAGTCAAAAATGGACATTTTTAAAATGTCCAAAATGCAAAATCGTATTGCCTATCCGAAAATATTTTTTAAGATTTCAAAATTCTTTAAGTTGTTTTGGAATATATATTATGTGGCTTTAAATTGGTTTGGAATATATATTATGTGGATTTAAGTTGGAATATAATATATTGTCGGCGGAATTCAGCAAAATTGAAATGCCAATCCGGACATGTGATTTAAAGCATATACACCTGCCATACCACTCAACCATGAATCTCGCCGGAAAGAAGCTCAATCTCGTTGCTAAGGACGATGCCGCATTTGTTCATGCTGTTAGGGCGACTGATGTGATGAATGGCGTAGAGGCAATGCCATTTGGTCACCCTTGGTTCGCGATGGATTATTATCGTAAGATTGGTCGCGAAGATTATGCTAATAAGTTTGAAATTGTGTTTGCTCTATCTCGCATTCGCAATAGACGCTTGATGAAGAAGGTCAATGCTGTAATTGCCGAACACGAGGGAAAGAAGCAGTTCGACCTGAGTAACATGGATTTTATTGATACAGCCGCAATCGTCGCCAATGCACACGAACTCGGCATTGATGTGAGTAAGTATATGGATGAGACGATGGATGAAGACGATGTTGCACAGTGCTCAAATGCTTGGTGCCTAAATCAAAATGAGAAATGTGGCAAGGCGGCTGACAACGTTGTGATTATCACTGATTTGGATGGTGTCGACTGGTTCATCTTGATTGTCCGCCAAAATGGCCCTGGTCGGTCGCAATTGGCTTGGGCTGGTGGATTTGTCGATAATGATGAAACTTTTAAGGATGCGGCAATCCGCGAGATGGATGAAGAGATAGATGTGGGTATCGTAGGCAAATTCAAGACCATTTATACCGACCTTGATCCAGTCAAGATGGTTGACTGGGATCCGAGGGCAAAGTTTGTGAATGGTATGGAAGTCGCGGCACGTGTAACTCACCATGTGTTTGAGAAGTGAATGAGTTTGCTTCATACTTATTTTTTTCAAACACAATGAACATAACGATTAAAGGGTCTAAGTAAATCTATTAAAAACTGTTCACTCCGAAATTCCGGGAACTATAAGTAAAATTGCTTGATTTATTATTTAAAAACAACTCCAAGTTATTTATAAAAATGTACGGTTGTTTCGATGCATATGTTGTTTATGGAGTTGCTGATGGAACGCGTCATCGTGTGCTTGATTCGGAGTGGCTTGACAAAAATTACCCCGATTTTAGAGTGTATGCACTTGATGTAGTGCGAAATCACATGGGTGAAGCGTGTTATGGCATTAGATGTAAGGTAAACCGGACACTTGGAGTATTCGATCCTACCGAAGAAACAAAAAAGAAGGCACAAGAACTTTTTGACAACCTGGTTGAATATGATGCCGGAGAGAATAACGTGCGAATTGGTTATTTTCAAGTGATTTCAGGTGATTATGACAAATCAGAACACGAAAAATATACTTTATAAACAAGATTTAAAGATATTAGCATACATTATTGTAGTTTTCTCTCCAACTATGTGCGGCATTTTCGGTCTTTTAAACAACAATGCAAGTGTCCCTATTACAAGACACGTCATCGATGAAGCGTTCTACGCAACGAAACCACGTGGACCGGAGCATTCGGCACTAGTGGAATACGACGGCAAGACGACTCTAGGATTTCACAGACTTGCGATTAATGGGCTTGACTCCGGTTCGCATCAGCCATTCAATGTGGATGGTGTTCGACTCGTGTGCAACGGTGAGATTTACAATTACAAGAAGTTGTACGAAATGATGGGAGTGACTCCACAGACACACAGTGATTGTGAGGTTATTATTCATCTTTACAAGAGATACGGTATTCAACAGTGTCTGCGTATGTTGGACGGTTATTTCGCGTTTATTCTTGTGGATGGAGACACAATTTACGTTGCTAGGGACGCATTCGGAGTGAGGCCGTTGTTTGTGGCTGAGGTGTCGCGTACTGACATGTTTCACACTGATTACAGTGCTGTTGCGTGCTATTCACCCAGGTTCTATGCGTTTGCGTCTGAACTGAAGGGTCTAGTGGGGCTTTTTAACGCGAATGTAGAAAGAATGAACCAGTTTGCACCTGGAACTTACAGCAAGTTCAAGTTGACCGATGTTGATCAGCCAAGTCTTCGTAATTGTGTTTATAATCATGCTAGAGACGAATATGAGACACCACAATACTGGGAGTGCATAGAGGAGGAAGTGGCTTGGCGTGTTATTGGTGGAACATCGATTGTGGATTCGATTAATGTTCTCGATGTTTTTACAAGGATTCGAACGTCTTTTACAGATGCCGTGAGAAAGCGGGTTGAAGCAACTGATCGAAAGATTGCTTGTCTACTGTCAGGTGGATTGGATAGTAGTATCGTGACGGCATTGGTGGCCAAGTGTTTGCGGTCGATGGGACGGACTGATAGGCTTGAAACATATAGCATCGGTTTTGCAGACAGTGACGACTTGAAATACGCACGAATTGTTGCCGATTACATTGGAACAGACCACCATGAAATAATCGTGACAGAAAAAGAGTTTTTGGACGCGATTCCCGATGTGATTCACGCGATTGAGAGTTATGATACAACCAGCGTGCGGGCAAGCGTAGGGAATTACTTGGTGTCAAAGTACATTAGTGAGAACAGTGATGCCAAGGTGATTTTCAATGGTGACGGGTCAGACGAGGTTATGGGTGGCTATTTGTACATGGGATTGGCGGGGGATGCCATTGAATTCGACAAGGAATGTGTGCGATTGCTGGATAATATCCATTTTTTCGATGTTTTGCGGTCTGACCGGTGTATTGCGTCGAATGGACTTGAGGCACGTACACCTTTCTTGGATACGGCGTTCGTTCAGTCGTATCTCTCGATTCCACCCAAGTTCCGATTCCACACGCAAATCGGAAAGCAAGAGAAGTATTTGTTTAGGACTGCATTCGCAGCAGAGGGACTTTTGCCACAAGAGGTGCTTTTCCGCAAGAAGGAGGCGTTTAGCGATGGAGTCAGCAAGCATAGCCGTTCATGGTATCAAATTATTCAGGAACATGTGAATACAATTGATGTTAATGTCAACAAGCAGCATGAGCACAATCAGCCGACTACGCGTGAACAGTATTATTATCGTGCGATTTTTGAGAAACGTTACCCGAATTGTGCTCATGTGATTCCGTATTTTTGGATGCCGAAGTATGTCGCGGCGACGGATGCGAGTGCGAGAACGTTGGATGTGTATAAGGCTTATTAAACCTTGGTAGTGCGAATTTCGCTCAATATACCCGATTCCTGGCAGAAACGATAGTGAACATGTGGCTTGAGTTCGCGTCCACTTGGAACCTTGTATCCCGTTGGTTTTCTAATGCGAAGTTGTGCGTTTCCACTGGCATCTGAAGTGGCTACACCCGAATTCTCGTATTTTCCATAAGCATCCCAAGGGTTTGATACGATGTTTTGGCTTGGTTCGGCGGCCCAATAAACGACTTTTGTATTAGATGGTATTCCGGTTACGGTAACCGTCAATTCGGCACCATCTGGCGTCTTTTCGGAGAGATTATCGCAAGGATAAACCGTCTCTCCGAGGAAAGGCAAGTAGACATTGCGGCGAAAAACGAGGCTTAATGCGGCTATAAGGGCGACAACGAGGACAGCCTTGGGAGTCTTGGGGAGTCTCTTAACAAACGCACATAATCCACTGTAAATTGTTGTAAGGAGAACGATTGAAATGCTTATAATGTGAATCCACGATTTGATGTACATGTTTAATATAATATATCTCAATAAAATAAATAGATGAATTGGTTTGTTGTGGTAAATTATGTTGTTTATGTTTTGTATGTCGTAGCATATCTCGGAATCTGGAGAAAAGCACCTGAATATTTGGAGTATTTGAGGACCATTCTTAAATTATATGTTGGAGTCGTATTGGTATTAACATTTAATCCGTTTATGCCGGTGTCTTCGAGTGTCATGAACCGGCAAATCGCGTTTTCAGCCGGAATCTTTATTTTAACCGGTCTTTCTCTCGATAAAATTCTAAACATTTTAAGGCCTGTTTTTCCTGGTCTTGTTTTTCAGTGAATCAAGCTTCAGTTTGTCGCTTTTTAAAGTTTGTTTTGGCACTCCTTTGCGAATGAATGACTGTAAATAGCGGATGATTTCCTGGCTCATTTGGCGGTCATCATCTGTGATTTTCGTCTTTGTTATGGTGTAGGCGTAATTTTTAAGCTTGTAGAGCATAAATTCGGTGAATTCAGAGTGTTCCGGGATTTTGATGATGTTGGCTTTCAGGAAACGGGAGATCATTTCAGCGAAATCTATGCGAATAACATAGGGTTGTGTATAAATATAGTAGACTTTGTCATTTATCATGTGTGGGTGATATTGGTCGTCTATGAAGCAGACCTCGGCGTGCTTGCTGAGTTTCGTGCAATTCACGAGGTCTTCGTATGTTTTGAAGAATGTGGTGCGTTTTGGTTCGACGATTTTGCCATTCACCATAAACGCGGCGATGACATTGTCGAAAATTGAATAACCGAGTTTGGCATTGAAATAGTTGCGGATCGAGAGAACCCAGTCTTTTGGGCCATTATTGTTGGTGTAAATCATGATTTTGTCGACGTCACCTTGTTCTTGTTTGATTCGCAGGTATTTAAGAATTCCTATGATGTTTGGACGGAGGAATTCGGGATAAATGTCGAGAAGCCGGAAAAATGTGGTTTCTTCGTGTTTGTCTACGATATGATGAGAGAGATTCTTGAGAAACAGGTATTCTTTAAGAGACGTCCAAAACATATTGAGTTCTGAAAAATGTCCTAGTGTCTCATCCATGTCAAATACGATGGTCTTTTTCTTAACTTGATGCGACGTCATATAAATTGATGATATTATAAATGTGTGCGAAAATTTGAGTGGAACCGCGTTATTTTTTCGGTATTGAATGTATATATGTGCAAACGGGGAACGATTCGTAGAAGTGCTTATACTCGCAAGAATGGAGTTCATGTTAAGAGTTCATGCATTAAAGATATGGGGAAACCAGGAAAAGGCAAGGCTCTTATAGGGTCTCTCAAATCTGGCGAACTCAAGAAGTATGGTTATTCTCTCAAATCAAAGGCTGATAGACGTCATTCTGCATTGAAGAAGTCGGTTAAGGCTTATGGGCGAGGAACTTTGATTAAGAAGTTGAACGCATTGCGAGTACTTCATAAGAATACGCACCCAGTTTACTCTCATAAAGCGTTAAATGATGTGAAGTATGTCCAGAAACACTTTTAAGTGTTCCAGGCTGACGCCAACAGAACTTTTAGTCCAGAAACACTTGGTTTAAATTCGAATCAATATGTAGAGAGAAATGTCTACATATTTGCTTAGACCAACCGATTACACAGCGATCGCCGAGAATTACGGTTATGACAAGAAGGATAAGGCGTCAATTGAGAGGAAAATGGCAAGAAAGATGTGCAGATGTATTAAAAAAGTAAAGAAAACTCTCCGTGTGCGTCCGGAAACATCAAGAGAGAACGGGGCAATTGCGATTTGCAACAAAAGTATTTTTAGGAATCGTGGCTTGAAATTCAACAAAGTCACATGTAAAAAGAAGGCGAAGTTTGTAGCAAACAAGAAGGATGGATGGAAATTGGCTAAAACGCGGCGAAATTTGGAGTTTAAGAAGAAAAAGTAAATGTGGGGTTTTATGCCTGCCGGCGGGCTTCTTGATGCTTATTGTTTCAAGTGAAAACACTAGAAAACACTAGAAAACACTAGAATTCACTCGAAATGTATACTAATTTATTAAGTCATAATAAACAAAAGGTTCCTGCGGAAAGTTCCAACTTATTTTCCAGGAATTTATATCTTATTTGTATATATATAAAGATGACTTCACGAATTAGCAAAGGGTCTATCACTGGACGCAAAGCCTATAGCGATGGTGGATTGGCGTTGAGCATTGGAACACGTGCTACTCGTGGAATTAGACATGCGATTGCTAGAAGAGCACCGGATAGCGTTAAGATTTCGGGTGTTCCAAAAGTTTCTGAATACAAATTTACGAAAAGCTTTACTTATGGACCTTATAATGCATTGTACGGAGTGGCAACAAGTCCTTATATTAGCAGTTTTGGAGTTACATTGTTGACAGGAACTGCTCTCAGTCCATTGTTTGCAAACAATGTTTCATCCATTAAGTTTGAAATAACAGACGGTGCTAAAAATTTCACACTTCAGTTTGATAGTGGAACTGGAGCAGGACTTGTTGGAATTGAGCAATTTATAACAAAAACAGCAGGTACAACAAATAAATATAACTTTAAGATACCTACTGGAGTCACACTGGCTGCGTTAAATAATTTTCTGTATAGCAATGGTGGAGCGTTTGTGACAACAGCAACTCCCGCAACACAGATAAAATTAACAGCAGCCGTAGGTTTTGGTTATGCAGATGTAGCAGCTCTTAACGCAGCATTGGCTCTATATGTTAATGATAAAACGTTTGAATTTGAAATGAGAGAAAATGATGGATTTAGTTTAAAGTCTGCAAACTTAAATATAGCGTCGTGGTAAACATTTCTCTATTTAAAATATAGCCAGTTTGTTTCAATTGTTTTTGATTCTAAGAAATGAATAATGCAATTAATACCTCTTAAAAAACAGTAAATTCTCGTCGAAATTCAGTTCGAAAAATACTGTTCTCCCACCAATCCGTTTCAATAAGCGACAAACTATGTAAACTTCGTCGTCTTCTGTCTCTCTGATTTTGCATACAACTGCTCCATGTTTCAAGCGGATCTCATCAGGTTTTTTCAGTGGAATCCACTTTAAAAACATGCCCGTTTTCACATCATCGGCGAATTCCAAATACTTATAATCCACCAACTGATAAAGCATCTCAATTGACACGTCTCCTGGCAATTTTAGTTCCTGAATAATAGTGATTTTGTCTTCGTCTTCTGCTGTCGGCTCCCTAGCAACGAGGTTCTGCAGTAATTCCCTCGCCTCTTCCACCCCCATTCTCTCCAATTCCTCTAAATCCAGTTGTATTTGTTCAGTCATTGATATAGTATTAAAAGGATTTTTATTAGTAATATATACTAATAAATGTCCTCCGCTTATACATGCGATAAATGCGATTATGTTACGACGAACAGGAAAGACTACGGCAAACACTTGACTACAAGAAAGCATCTCTTAGCCGAAGAAGGACTAACAATAAATCGCCTGGTTTGTCCATATTGTGCTAAAACATACAAGCATCAGTCGAGCATGTGTAAGCATAAGAAGGTATGTGACAAGAGGGGTGTGGTTGTGTCGCAGCCAGACGACTTGATAGAATTGCTCAAAACGCAGAATCAGATTCAAAAAGACTACATCGACTTGTTAAGCAAACAGAAAGAGGATCAACTTAAAGAATTGACGACCATGTTCATGAAATTGGTGGATGAAAACAAGGAAATGATAAAGATGGCAACGGCTATGCCTAGTAACATAGTGAACAACACGATTAATAACAAGATTTCGATTAACGTATTCCTCAATGAATATTGCAAGAATGCGATGACATTGCGGGACTTCATAGAGAGCATAAGGATAACGATGGATGACTTGTTTCGCACGAATAATCTGGGGTATAGTGCGGGGATTTCGGACATAATCATCCGCAGTCTCAGTGAATTAGGGTCGAATGAGAGACCAATTCACTGCAGCGACCAGAAACGGTTACAATTCTACATAAAGGAGGAGAATCGCTGGAACAAGGATAACGGCGACAAGATGAACACGGCAATCAACAAGATAGCACACAAACACATTTTGAAAATGAAAGAATGGGAGCAACAACATCCGAACTGGTTGAACAATGAGCAAGAGTCTGAGCAATACATGAAGATGCTTCATAATCTGATGGGTGGAGAGAATGAAGAGGAACAAGGCAAGAATGCACGCGAAATTATGAAGAATATAGGGAATGTCGTGCTTATTAAGCATGCAATGGATAGCATTATGAGCGGCGAGCCCGAGATTGTTGACGACGACGTTTGAGATGTTTTTTTGTTTTTTGTTTTTTATGGTTCTTATTCTTTTTGGTTTGTTTTCGTTTCTTTGCGTGTTTCTTTTTAACTCCTCCATTAACATCATCCATGTATGTCATATCTTCATCCGGCTGTGTTTCAGTTTCATCGTTATTTAGTGGTGATTGATTTTCTTCGTAATCCGACGGTACGTTTGCGATTTTAGGATAATTTTGTCCAGTTACTACACCTAACTTTGGAAATGCATAAGATGTTTCAATTTCTGCTTTATTTTGAACCATCTCAAACCACCTATAATTCAGGTTATAAACGATTGCCTCTAAATCGCTATTAAACGCATATACTGCTTTCTCTACTATTTGAGCGTGTGATGGACTTTTTAATTTAGATGATATGCCAACTTCTGAACTATAACGGATTTTTCCTATATCGGCAATATTTAACGTAAGACTTAGTGGAGAACACGTCGACATGATGTAAATTCCAGCTCCAAATATGCTAGTTAATTCCTCAAGAGTGCATCTAAATTCGCGTGATTGTAAATGTCTTACGAATTCTTGTTCAGCATATGGATTGTTGGTGAGTTTACCAGGTTCACTTATACTTGTATTGAAACATCTGGCAATTTTCTCTTCTGGTGTAGTTGTCTTTAATTGTGTACCGATTGACTTCAAAATGCCAGCGACTTCATCGTCAATTGGTTTATTCAGTTGAACGATGCCAAATCGAAGTGGAGATTTAACGATGTCTTCATAAAAATCGAGTGTTTTATTGATGGTTGTGAATTGTGGTGGTGAAAATAAGGGTGAATCTAGATCAAAATCGCCTGTTGCTATAGGAGACGATACATTTTTAAATTCAGTGCTGAATAGTAATTCAGTGAATTCTTGTGGGTTGTCAATTACATGACCAAAGTATTCATTTAAATGCGGCGAACACATGAGAAGACTTCCCAATGGTGCTGTATCATATAAATATTGATTGCGACCTAAGTTAAAAAATGTGGATGCCGGTGATGCGATATGTTGATATATTTCATCGTCATCACTCTCAATAAAAGAAACATTAATATCTGAAATTATTTTTCCGTGGGCGAATACACAATATATAGGTAATTCTGCTGCATGTTCTAAATCTGCAATGTTTGTTGTGGTTTTTTCGTCATCAGACTGAATACACAATGCATTATTGTAAATTGTGTGGCTAAAGAGGTCGTTATCATATTGAATTCCGAGTTGGGATCGTACTGGGTCAACATAATTGCATTGATTATTCATGTAATTATATTAATCATAGAAATTTTTGTAATAGTTCCCGGCATTTCGGAGTGAACCTTTGATTGACAAATAAGCATGCCCGCAGTTTAGTGCTTACAGGAATGAGAATCCGAGGCCGCCGCTGCTTGCTCCGCTAAATGCTTCAATTGGACGCTCATACATACCGTCGAACTGCTGTTGCTGTTGTGGGGGAGGAGGAGGCATCATGCTCGATGGCGGTGGAGGTTGTTGTGCCATAGGATTTGTTGCCATAGGCATCGGTGGAAGGAATTGTTGTGCTTGTTGAAGCATTGGTTGGGGTTGGGGTTGGGGTGGGGGTTGCTGCTGTTGTGTGTC